TGTATTTCATAACTTCGTGTATTTCATAACTTCGTGTATTTCATAACTTCGTGTATTTCATAACTTCGTGTATTTCATAACTTCGTGTATTTCATAACTTCGTGTATTTCATAACTTCGTGTATTTCATAACTTCGTGTATTATAATTTATTTGAATCATTAAGTAATTTAATAAGTTGTTCTTTATTTAATCTACTATAACATGTCAGTCCACATTCTTTACATTTACTTTTAAGTTGAATTAATTTTAATTTTTTTAATTCTAATATGTGTTCATTGTTTTCATTACTTTTTATATTATTTATTTCTATTTTATCATAATTAATAATATCGTTTATTATAAAAATATTATTTTGATATAATAATAATGCTTCATGTAAATTTATGACATCATGTTTTGAATTATGTTCATTTGTAATATATTTTTTTGTTGCATATTTATATAATTCTTTTAATGATGTATATTTATAACAATTCATTATATTTTTCATTGTACATATTAATTTTTTTTTATTAATTTCATCAATTATATCATTTTTATTAATACGATATAATTCATTTTTAATAACATTAATATCAAAATCAACATTATGAGAAATAATATGTGAACATTTATTAATTATTTTTATAAAATTATCACAAAATAAATTAAATTCTATACCTAAATTTATAGAAATTTGATTGCTAATACCATGAAAATCACTATTTGGAATATTAAAATCAACTTTAATAATATTATCAGTCAATTGTATTTTTTCTAATATATTATCACATAACATATAACTAATTTGAACTATTCTACAATTATCATATTTAGTATTATTTAAATATGAAGGATTTTCACCAAATTTTAATCCTTTTCTATTTGGTAATCATGATGTTTTTATATCAATTATAAGAGCCATTTATATATAATAATAATATATTTTTAAATAATATTCTTTTATTCGTTGTTAATATTTCTATAATATTATCCTATTTATTCCATAATAATATATTTATATAAACTTAATACCGGATTAAATATAATTAATTTATTACATTTAATATTTGATTTATAATAATATAAAGTTATATGGATGGACATGTTTATTATTGTATGTTATAATTAGTATTTATCATAACTTTATTAAAAATAATAAACAAAGTTTTTATAAAAAAATTGTAATTTCTATATATATTTATTATTATATATAATTATTGGAACTTCGTTTATTATTTTGTTTTTACTATTAATTTACGAGAACTTCATTAAGTTTGTTTATTATACAAATTATTAGTTTTAATAATAACTTTAATTATTTGAATTATTAGACATATTTATTATTGTCAGTTATAATTAGGGGACTTCGTTAACTTCATTTATTTATTATAATCTTATTAAAAATAAACAAAGTTTTAAATATAAATAAATTGTGCTTCCCTATATGTTTATTATTATAATTAACGTCATAGTGAAAATATTTTAAATAAATAACTTTTTTATTTATTTAAAATATTTTCATTAGGGATGAGTTTAGTAAAATAATAATAATTTTAATTATTTAAATTATTATTAAAACTAATAGTTTAAATAAAATAATAGAAAACTTCATTAATCACAATTATTTAAATTATTATTTTGTAATTTTAATTAGGAACTTTGTTTACTTTTTAAATAAACTAAAAATAACTAGTAAATGAAACATACAATAATAAACACACCCAAAATTATAATAAACCCTAATCTGAACAGATTATAATAAACATTTTTAAAATTATAATAAATAAGAACTTCATTAGTTTATTTATTTTATAGTTTTTAAACTAATAATAAAATGTTCATTATAATAAAATATTTCTAAAGAAAAATAATATAATAACTTAATATATGTTTCTTTAATTATAATATATTACCGTAATGAGAATATTTTAAATATTGGTTTTAATAATAATTTAAATAATTAAAATTAATAATTTGTGCAATAAAAAAGTTAACAAAGATTCCATAAATTAATAATAAACAAAAATAACTTATTAATAAGGCAATAATTATAATAAGAAACATATATATAGCATAATTTATTTAATAAATTAAATATTAAAGCTTGCTTTCAATTGAAAACAAATAATAACTATTAATTGGAAGTAAGCTTTAAATTATATAAAAAATATTAATAATAATTAATAGAACCAATTAATGCGGAGGATTCATGAAAGATAACTAAAATAAATATTAAAGCTTACTTCCAATTAAAAGCGAATATAAATATTAATAAATTATTGTTATTTTCAGAGAAATTATAATTATTAATTTTTAAATATACTGAGTATAAACAATAAAATAAACATATCCATTTATAAATTTAAAATATTATTTTAGAAAATTATTATCCTAGTAATTTTAAATAATTAATTATTCATAAATCTAAATAATTATTTATAATCTAATGGGAATTTAGTTAATTTCGTTTATTTTTTCAAAAATTAAACAATTAATTATGAGAAATTTGTTAACTTTTTTATAAATCTAAAATATTATTCTAGTAAACTAAAATAATTTATTATTTATAAATTTAAAATAAATAAAGTTCTTATCCTACAATTTTAAATAATTATTTATTTATTGATCTAAAATATTATTTTAGTAATTTTTAATAATAGACTTATTTATTATTATATGTTTTATTTACTGGTTATTATTAGTTTATTTAAAAATTAATAAATGAACATATTTATTATAACTTATTAAAAATTAAAAACAACTACAATATATAACTGTGGTTCCTATTATTTTATTTAAATAATCAAATTTATTAGTAATAATTTGTATAATAAAAAATAATTATATAAGCTATACTTATAACTTATAATAATATATAAGAAGCATAATTTAGTTATAGTAGAAAATATTTTATTTCAATAAGGTTATAATAAACAATAATAATTATGTCTATTTATATAAAGTATATTTTTGGTTATGATGATTAAATATATTATTTATTTGTTCATTTGAATAAATATAATCATTAATACGTTTGTTAAGTTTATTATTATACTCCATAATAATTATAATAGAATATAATAAAATATGTTTCTTTAAATGGAAACTGTATTATTATTTTTATATTGGGAACTTCGTTAAATTTGTTTATTATTTTTTATTAGAACTTCGTTTATTAATTATTATAACCTTATTTTCAATAAAGTTGTAATAAACATATTCATTCTTAAATAATAAATTGAATAATTATACTTCTTCTATCGGTGGTTCAAGAAAGGGGGAGACACTAGAAAAGGGTACTCTAGGAGGGGGAGGTACTCGTTCATACTCATCAATCGTTAACCAATGTATGAAGCGTGGGTTAGTTCTTATTTTTAGTAAAAATGCTTTTACTCTGACCAATGAATTTAATTTTTCTAAATTGTCTTTAACAAAATCACCAAATCCAAAGTAATGCATGTAACGTTCTTTATGTAGATTGGTACCCTCTAAATTGTTAGCGTTAGTAGCAATATACGAACTTATTATTAATTTAACTAATAGATATTCATCCATAAAATCATCTAATATCATTATGTTTTTGTCACAATCATAAAATAATTGAAATATAATTTCTGCAGACCCACATTTAAACAAATTAAGTATTATTGTATGAATTATTTCTGTTTCTCCAGCATGGTCAGTTATTATATTTCTTATCAATTTGCAATTATAAATTTCTCTAAACTGTCCAGCTTGAATGTATGCCAATGCTACTTGTTTATCATATATTTTTTGTATGCCATCATCAGTATAACAAAAATCAAATAGACTAGATATATAGCCATTATCTATTGATTCTGATATATATTTATTTTCTTTTATATAATAAATAGTATAACTATGTTTTTTAAAAAAAGATAGATATGCTAAAGTAAAATATTTGTCTTTTTTTGTGTAAAACTCATTAGATTTAATGTGATCTCTAAATGTATTCAGCAATTCATCCGGTTGTTCTGTAAAGTTCTCATATATAATATTCATCATGTCATTTATATGCTCTTTATATGCGATTAAACTATTTGTGTTTATATTATCACGCTGCTTATTATGAAAGTTAATTATTGATTCTGTTTTATCAGAATATATATCTACCAGAAAGTCGTGCGGAACCAATGGGGTAAGTCTCAATAATGTATTATGTAATTGATTCTTTCTATCATTTACTAAAAAATCAAATATTACTTTACTCTGATACCATATTCTAAATGTCATGTTATTGTCTGTTATACTGTTTATTATTGTATTATACATATAAGTTATTATCATATACATATTATTATCATTACTAATATCAGATGAGTCATATAGTATGGGGTGGGTTACTAACATGACGCCGTCGAGTTTTTTTAGATATATAATTATAATATTATTATTAACAACATAATCATCAACATCAGAATCATCTAAAGGATACGGACCACGAACACGATCACCTCCTACACTAATATTTTTTTTAATATTTAAATATTTTTTTTTATATTTAATATATTTATTAAACATATATATATTAAGGGAGAAAAAATATATATTGGGTATGTTTAGTATTATCTGTTCGGATTACTGTTTAGTATTAACCTTATTGAAAAATAATAATGATTAATAAATGAAGTTAACAAAGTTCCCAATAAAAAATAATAAACAAAGTTAACGAATTTCCCAATATAAAATAATTATAATAGAATAAAATAAATAAAGCTTACTTCCTTAAACGGAAACAAGTTTTATAATTATTTTATATTAGAAACTTCGTTAACTTTGTTTATTATTTTTTATTGGGAACTTCGTTAATGTCATTTATTAATTATTATTATTTTTCAATAAGGTTAATAATAAACAGTAATCTAAACAGATGATACTAAACATGCCCATTAATAAAAATGTAATGAAATATAAATTATATATAATTTCTTATATTGGTGCCATAATTTCCTTGGTCTAAAATTGTATTCCCTAACCGAAATACTATTAAGTCGCCTTTTTATGCTTTTTCAAAAATATTAATATCAATAATTGCATCAATTGATTTTAATGATTCTTTTATTTTTTTTGGAACTTCGTTTATTTCTATTATTAATTAAATATGCATGTGATTGATAAGATCCTGCCATTGTTTTATAAATATTATCTATAACTTGGTCGCCTTTTCCACCAAGAATTCCTAAAAATAGTAAATCAAAATCTATATGCTGTAGTTTAGTTATAGATTCTTCAACAATCTTTAAAAAATTATCGTTAATTACAAAATCATCTTCAAATACTATACTATATCCATATTTATTTTTATTACTTTTTTCATCTATAATATCATATACTTTTAAATGGCTCAAATAACATCCTATTTCATTTTTTCTATTTAATATGTTACCATTAAACAATTTAGCAGAATTATCGTATATAATAAAATCACGAATTATATTTTGTTTAACTAATAATTCTAAATTTAAATCTTTTCCTACAATTGCATCTACAAAGTGAATTGTTATATTATTATTATTTATATAATCTTCTTTATTCATTTTATTAATTATTTCAGTTTGTTTTTTTATGTTTTCTACTCTATCCGGTTTATTCAATGAGATTACATAAAAATCAATATTATGTATAACATTAATTTTTTTATTATAATAATATACATAACAATGATAGAAAACTAAAAATATAAATACTATTATTGTGAAAAAAATATAATTTTTTATCATATATATAAATAAATTAATAATAAAATTATTATTAATTTATTTATTACTATTTTTAGAAAAATTAAATCGCGTTCCAAAAATTATAACATAATATTATAAACTTAAAAATAAAATATTTTTGAATGTAGTATTATATAGTTTTTATTTGTTCTTATATATTCAATTAGCCTAAAATAAAATATTATACATTTTAAATTATAATTTGGGCATGTTTAGTATCATATGTACTGTAATCCGAATAGATGATACTAAACACGCCCAATCTAAAATAAACAAAGTTCCACTTTTCCGGCAAACTAAAATAATTATTATTCTAGCAATTTTAAATAATTAATTATTCATAAATATATAATATTATTCTGCAAACTATTATATATTTAAAATAATCGAAGTTCCTTTTTTGGTAAACTAAAATAATTATTATTATAACAATTTAAAATAATTGATTATTCATAAATCTAAAATATTATTCTACAAACTATTATAAATCTAAAATAAACAAAGTTCCTTTTTTTGGTAAACTAAAATAATAATTAAACAATTTAAAATAATTGATTATTCATAAATCTAAAATATTATTCTATAAACTATTATTTATAAATCTAACTTTCCCGGCAAACTAAAATAATAATTATTATAGCAATTTAAAATAATTAATTATTCATAAATCTAAAATATTATTCTAGCAAATTATTATTTATAAATCTAAAATAAACAAAGTTCCACTTTTCGGAAAACTAAAATAATTAATTATTCATAAATCTAAAATATTATTCTAGCAAATTATTATTTATAAATCTAAAATAAACAAAGTTTCACTTTCCAGCAAACTAAAATAATTATTATTATAGCAATTTAAAATAATTAATTATTCATAAATCTAAAATATTATTCTACAAACTATTATTTATAAATAAATTGAATTTCGTTTATTTTTCTGGTAAACTAAAATAATTATTATTCTAGCAATTTATTGCTAGAATAAAATAATAATTAGAAGCTTTAAAGTACATAAAAATAATAATTACTATTAATAAAACTAATTATTGTCGCCGTCGTGGTATATTCATTATATTCATTATATTCATTATATTCATTAAAAATAACTAAATTAATTATTTTATTATTATTTTCAGATAAATTTTAAAAAAATTAAACTACGATCCAAAATAATTTTTAAATCTTAAATTATTATATCTTCAGATAAATTAAACTGCGTTTCAAAAAATTTTAAAAAATATAAACTATATATTAAAATATTTTAATTTAAAATTTAAAAATTATTTTGGAACGTTAGTTTAATTTTTTTTAAATTTTTGGGACGCAGTTTAATTTCTCTGAAAATAACAATAAAATAATTGATTATTCATAAATCTAAAATATTATTCTAGCAAATTATTATTTATAAATCTAAAATAATTTTTCGGCAAACTAAAATAATTATTATTCTAGCAATTTTAAATAATTAATTATTCATAAATTTATAATATTATTCTACAAACTATTATAAATCTAAAAATAATTTTTTGGTAAACTAAAATAATTATTATTCTAGCAATTTTAAATAATTAATTATTCATAAATCTAAAATATTATTCTACAAACTATTATTTATAAATCAATGGGATTCAATGTCCCAAAACATTTGACATTCTTGTAAAATATTCCATTCTTTTAATGGTTTATTATAAGTAGCAGTTAAATATATTTTAATAGTGTTTTTTGAAGAATATGATGTTAAAATATCTTTTGATAAGTTTGTTGTTCCGCTAAAATGGTTTTCATCAAATCCAATAATATCTAATTTTAAATTCTTAATTTTCATAATAGTTTTATCATTAACATATTTTTGTAATAATTGTTTAGACATAACAAATATATTATTATCACTAGTTTCAATACTATCTAACATTTTTGAACCTTCAATATGATGAACTTTAAATTTATCAAAATCTTTAAATTTATTGAATAAATCATTAGTAAATTGAGGTGCAGTTTCTGTAGGTGCAGGAGTAATAATAAGAACATTTAATTTTTTCTTAATATTAAATTGTTTAATAATAATACCACCAAACATATAAGTTTTTCCACTTCTACATTTTTAATTTATATATTTATATTTGGACATGTTTAGTATTGTCAGTTATGATTAATATTTATTATAATCTTATTGAAAATATACAAAGTTTTAACTATAAATAAATTGTGCTTCCATATATGTTTATTATTATAATTAGCATCATATTACTTAAAATTAGTTTTTGTTTATTATTAATTTACGGGAACATCGTTAACTTTATTTATTACACAAATTAAACCAATAACAAAGTTATTTTATATAATATAATAGGGAACTTTATTAATCACAATTATTTAAATTATTATTTTGTAATTTTTAAATAAACTGATAATAAACAGTAAATGAAACAAATAATAATAAATACATCTATTTATAAATCTAAAATAAACTTAAATTTTAAATTATCACATTTTCAGAGAAAATAACAATAATTATTCATAAATCTAAATTTATTATTTTAATAAATTATTATAAATCTATTTTCCCGACAAAATTAAAATAATTATTATTTATAAATCTAAAATAAACGAAGTTCCTATTCTACAAGTTATTATTTATAAAAAAATTCTAGCAAACTTAATATTTATAAATCTAAAATATTATCCTTATAATTTTAAATAATTATGATTCCTATTATTTTATTTATAAGGAACTTTATTTATTAATTTTAATAATAATTTAAATAATTTGGATAATAAACAAAGTTTCTTAAATTAATAATAAACATATCTAGAAAGCCAATTTATTTATATTATTATTTTCAACAAGGTTATGTTAAAAACTAATCATAATAGATGATAATAAACATGTCCATTAACTAATAATTTGGATAATAACCTCCTCTATTATTTATTGCTATTTTTAGAAAAATTAAACTACGTTCCAAAATATTTTAATTTAAGATTTAAATTAATTTCATATTTTTTTCAAAAAATTAATAATTTATCTGAAAATAACAATAAATTATTAATTTTTAAATAAACTGATACTAAACAGAAAATGAAACTGAAGATAATAAATATATTTATTTATAAATCTAAAATAAACGAAGTTCCTATTCTAGTAATTTTAAATAATTTATTATTCATAAATCTAAAAATTATTCTGCTAACTAAAATAATTATTATGTATAAATCTAAATATTATCCAAATAATAATAAATAATTAATTATTCATAAATTTAAAATATTATTTTTTCTATAAACTAACATAATTATTATATATAAATCTATATTTCCGGACAATTTTAAATAATTAATTCTTAATTTCAGAAAAATTAAAACCAATAAATAAAAAAAAAAAAAAAGCCCCCCCCCCCCCCGGTTATTTATTACTATTTTCAAAGAAATTAAACTGCGTTCCAAAAATTAAAATTAAACTACTTTCCAAAATAATTTTTTAAATCATAATTTAAAATATTTTGGAATGGAACATAGTTTATTTTATTTTATTTTTTTCTGAAATTTGTATAATTTCTTTGAAAATAATAATAATTTTCAATATTATTTTAGTAATTTTAAATATTTAATTATTCATAAATCTTTTTCGGTAAACTAAAGTAATTATTATTTATAAATCTAAAATATTATCTTAATAATTTTAAATAATTAAAAATAAAAATCAATTATTATAATAAAAATTAAAATTATATAAACGAAGTTCCAAATAATTATTATTATAAAAA